AAGAAGAAAAAAATTATGCGAATGATGAAGGCAAAAAATGGCAACACCGGTTGAATATGTCGATAAGCAATGGTCTGAATGGCAAGAAAAAAATAAAGATACACCAGTTAAACATATTGATGAACAAGAACTCAAAAATATTTTAATTGACGATTTGACGTATGCATCTAAAATGGATGTGCGTGAGTATACACTTTATCAAAAATGGTGTGAAGTCAAAGAGCGTTATCCTGTAAATGAAGTCTCTACACTATGGGGCGATGAGTTACAGATGGTTTATCCAGAACAGGAGAAACTTATTAAAGAAGTTAAATCTAATTTTTGGATTCCAAATGAGCCAGACGATTACGCAAAACTTTATCCTGTAATGCAAATTTATAATGGTGAATTGGCAGAAACATGGAATGCAATTCGCACCTTTTCATCTACGATGAAAAACAATTCTAATATTGGACGAAATCTTTTCTATACTGTAATCGATCAACAATCTGGCAAATACTTAGGCGTAATCTGTATTTCTTCAGACTTTTTAGATTTAACACCTAGAGATAATGCTATTGGTTGGTCCAGAGATGTTAAGACACAACAAGGCATGGTCAATCATACTGCAATTGGATCAACGATTGTTCCTTTGCAACCATTAGGATTCAACTATATGGGTGGAAAATTGTTGGCACTTTTGTGTTTGTCTGATACAGTTCAATTGGATTGGAAAGTAAGATATGGTGATACGTTAGTCGGTGTTACAACAACTTCATTATATGGAAATACAAAGAGTAATGGCCTATCACAATATGATGGATTGGAACATTGGAATAAAATGGGATTCTCTTCCGGTTCTGTTGCATTTGAACCGACAAGAACAACAAAAAGAATGGTGTTCGATTGGATTCGAGAAAACCATCCACGAAAATATTTTGAATGGTGGGAAGCAAAAAATGTTAGCGGTATGCCGCTTAAACGCGATCATAAAAATAGATCATTAAATTTTGCATACAGTAAACTTGGCATACCTAAAAATCTTATTCGTACAGAACATCAAAGAGGTATTTACTTTTCACCATTGTATAACAATACATTTGAATACCTTCGCAAAGAAATAACGGATAAAGATTTGATTAAGTCTTTTGACACTTCTACAGAAGCATTAACAGATATTTGGAAAACAAAATATGCAAAAGGAAGGATTTCCATGTTAAAAAAGAAAAACACGGTTTCATACGAATCGTTGTTTTATGATGACCTTATTTACCTCTCTTGGGAGGAAACTAAGGAACGATATTTGCCTCAAGTCGGTCGTTAAGTTTACCAGAAAACCGCTTGACAAATTCACTATATAGTAGTATAGTGTTATTTCTCGAAAGAGATTTTTTAAAATGTTTAAGGAGAAAATATAATGGAAAAATTGCCAGTTAAAGAACGTATGCTTGAAGTCCTCAAGAAAACCGAAGGGTATAATACCTTTACAGTTAAACAGGCTCGGCGACGTTTCGGCATCAAAAATGTTGGCGCACGAATTCACGAACTTCGGCAAGAAGGGCATTGCATTTACACAAACACCCGTACTCTTAAAGACGGCCGCAAAATCAATTTCTATCGTCTTGGTACACCAACTAAGGCCTTGGTTCAAACTGCATTGAAAGCAGGTTATTCACTCGGTTAATTTTAATTCCGAGAAAACAGAAGGGCAGAAATGCCCTTCTTCTATAACATTGTGGAGATAAAATGGAAATTAAAATTAATATCGATGACTTGAAAAAGAAAAGTCTTTTTGTTGCAACACCAATGTACGGTGGAATGAATCATGGACTTTATATGAAGTCTTGTCTTGACCTACAAGGTATGTGTCTACAATATGGAATTCAAATTAAATTTTCATTCCTTTTTAATGAATCTTTGATTACAAGGGCTCGTAATTATCTTGTTGATGAATTTTTAAATCGTTCTGATTCAACACATCTTTTATTTCTAGATTCTGATATTAGTTTTGATCCAAAAGATATCGTTGCAATGTTAGCTTTAGATAAAGAAGTTATTGGCGCACCTTATCCAAAGAAAGCAATCAAATGGCGTGCCGTAAAAAGGGCAATGGAAAAGAATCCAGAAATTGATGCCGGCACACTTGAAAAAGTGACTGGTGACTATGTGTTTAATCCTGTTAAAGGCACAGCACAATTCTCTGTTTCTGAACCATTGGAAGTACTTGAAATTGGTACTGGTTTTATGATGGTTAAACGTGAAGTGTTTCCTAAGTTTGCAGAACAATACCCTAGTTTGAAATATAAACCAGATCATGTTGGCCAAGCACACTTTGATGGTTCACGTTATATTCATGCATATTTTGATACTGTTATTGATAAAGAATCTGAGCGTTATTTGTCAGAAGATTATATGTTCTGTCAATGGTGGCGTAACATGGGTGGACAAATTTGGTTGTGCCCTTGGATGAAAACATCTCATATTGGTACTTATCATTTCCAGGGTGATATGCCTGCTGTTGCGAATTATGTTGGAGAAATGTAATGATTGTCGGTTTTTTAGGATTTATTGGCTCAGGTAAAGGAACTGCTGGTGATATTCTAAAAGAAATTGGATTCGAAAAACAAAGTTTCGCGGGTACAGTCAAAGATACTGCTTCAGTTATGTTTGGTTGGCCGCGCCACCTTTTAGAAGGCGATACAGAAGAATCACGAAAATTTCGTGAAGAATATGATCCTTTTTGGTCTAAAAAATTTGGTTACGAATTTACACCTAGAATGGCATTGCAAAGAATTGGAACAGAAGTAGGTCGAGATATTTTCAATGAAAATATTTGGATCAATATCTTAGAAAAAAAGATTGACAAGAATAAAAACTATGTCATTACGGATGTTAGATTTGCAAATGAAATAAAATGGATTCAAAAACAAGGTGGAATTCTTATTGAAGTCAAAAGAGGAAAAAATCCTGATTGGTATGAAATTGCTTTTGAAGCAAATCAAGGATGTAAAAAATCTGAGACTTTAATGTATGAAACCGGTGTGCATGAATCTGAATGGAAATGGATAGGAAATTTCATCGACGAATCAATTGAAAATAATGATTCAAAAGAAACATTGAGAAATAATATCTTTTCTATATTGACATTCTATCTAGGACCTAGTAGAATGAAAGAACTATTACATAATGGAGAAATTAATGAAGTTGTCTAATGAAACTCTGACCGTCTTGAAGAACTTTTCTTCTATCAATCAAGGCATTCAGTTTAAAACTGGCAGTAAACTAACAACTGTTTCTGCTGGTAAAACCGTATTGGCGCAAGCTATTCTTAAAGATAGTTTTCCTAGAGATTTTTGCGTCTATGATTTGAATCAGTTCCTTTCAGTTCATTCTTTATTTAAAGATACGGCAGAAATTGATTTTGATGAATCTAATGTCATTTTTAAAAATGGACGCAATAAAGTCAAATATCGTATGACTGCAAAAGAAATGATTGTAACACCGCCAGAGAAGGATATTAATTTGCCTTCTGTTGATTGTAATTTTAATCTTTCTGTAGAAGATTATGATTCAATTATGAAAACTGCGAGTGTACTTTCTTCACCGCATATTGCAATTCAATGCGACGGTTCTACAATTGAAATGGTGGCATTTGATGCCAATGATAATTCTACACATACGAACTCGATTTCTGTTGGTACGGATGATAAGAAATATAAAATTGTTTTCAAAACAGAAAACATTAAAATGATTCCCGGAACTTATGAAGTTAAAATCTCGTTCAAGGGCATCGGCCATTTTAAAAATGTGAAAGAAGATATCCAATACTGGATTGCTTTTGAGGCGAAAGATACCGTCATCGGTTAATTTTTGTTTTATATTATGGAGATTTTGAATGAACGAACACATTTTGTGGGTAGAAAAGTATCGCCCAAAGAAAGTTGAAGATTGTATTCTTCCTGATTCAATTAAGAATACTTTTCTTGAGTATGTAAACAAGAAAGAGATTCCTAATCTTTTGCTTTCTGGCACCGCAGGTGTTGGCAAGACTACTGTTGCAAAGGCACTATGTAATGAAGTTGGTTGCGATTTTATTGTTATCAATGGTTCTGATGAATCAGGAATCGACGTACTACGCAATAAAATTAAAAACTATGCCTCGTCTGTGTCCTTGTCTGGAGGCCGAAAAGTCATCATTATTGATGAGGCAGATTATCTAAATCCTAATTCGACTCAACCTGCGTTGCGTGGTGCAATTGAAGAATTTGCATCGAACTGTTCCTTTATCTTTACTTGCAACTATAAGAATAGGATTATCGATCCAATTCATTCACGTTGCACAGTAATTGATTTTAAAATCAATGGTTCTAAACAAAAACTCGCAGCACAGTTTTTTAAACGTGTAGAATATATTCTCACACAAGAAAATATTGGTTACGATAAGAATATTATTGCAGCAGTAATTACAAAACACTTTCCAGATAATCGTCGTGTTCTTAACGAATTGCAAAGGTATTCTGTTTCTGGTGCAATTATTGATACAGGCATCCTCAATAATGTTTCCGACATTCAGATTGATGCACTAATCAAATCATTGAAAGAGAAAGACTTTGGTGGATGCCGCAAATGGGTCACCAATAATCTAGACAATGATCCAGTTAAAATTTATCGCAAACTATATGATTCATTATATGAGTTGTTGAAACCTAATACTGTTCCTCAATTAGTTTTGATTCTTGCTAAGTATCAATATCAAGCAGCATTTGTTGCTGACCATGAAATTAATACTGTTGCTTGTCTAACTGAAATTATGGTTGATTGTTCTTTTAAGGAATAAAATTATGACCAGAGATAAAATGATGCAAGAATTAGGGTTGACTGGAGAAAAAATCGTTATCAATATGTTGAGTGCGGCTGGATACAGAATTAAAACTTCAATTAACAAGTTTGATTCTGAAAAAGACTTGATTGTTGAAGATAAAACTGTTGAGGTGAAAACTCAAGTTCCTTTTGTTATGAAAAACTCATTTACATTCAAACCAAATCAACTTAGAAAATGTCGATCTGTTGACGTTCTTTATTTTGTAAGTGTTCCTCCTCCAAGAAATAAAGATAAATGGTCTGGTTGGATTTTTGAGGCTGATCCTAAATCTTTTGTAACTAAAAACTATACAACAAAAGATGGAAGAAAAATGATTTTAATTAACAGAGATCAACCTTCTTTGAGACCAGTAAAGAAAATTTCTGATGAAGAAATTAATGAATTGATGAAATATACTGTTTCGGAATATTGATATGGTTGATTTATTTAAAGACATTATACCATCAATTCTCCAAACAAAAAAAAATGTTTTAATTGAAGAACAAGATATTAAGGACTATAAACCTTTTATTGTAAATCGTGCTTTATCTTATCACATTGATTGTGTTGCATATGCAAATGAAATGAATCTTAATTCAAATATTGATTCAGATATGCAATATAATTACTTATTGAATTCGATTCGACCTATGAAACGAAAGTTTCAACCGTGGCAGAAATCATCTTTTGAAAAAGATTTTGAATGTATCAAAAAATATTTTGGTTATTCGAATCAAAAAACAAAAGATATTTTAGGTATACTAACCAATGAACAAATTGAAGAAATTAAAATAAAAATGGATAAAGGTGGAGTTAAAAAATGAAAACTAAATAAATCGGTGGACAATAATAAAAATAACGGAGTGAACAAATCATGATTTTAATTAAAGATTTAGTTGAGGTATTATTAGAAGATAAGGATGATTTTCTTAAAGTCAGAGAAACATTAACACGAATTGGTGTTGCTTCTAAAAAAGAAAAAACTTTATATCAATCTTGTCACATTCTACACAAACAAGGTAAATATTACATTGTACATTTTAAAGAAATGTTTGCATTAGATGGAAAACCAACAGACATTTCAGAAAATGATTTATCTCGTAGAAATGCAATTATTAAATTGTTACAAGATTGGGGTTTGATTAAAATCATAGAACAACATAAGGTGGAGAATCCTCCACCAATTTTTTTGTCTCAAATTAAAATTCTTTCACACAAAGAAAAAGGCGACTGGCAATTAGTACCAAAATATAATATTGGTAAAAAACCACAGGCCGCTTGACACCGTTATAAATATGTAGTACACTATGTACAGTTACGCCTTCGGGGTAACATTTTTTAACTCGCTTATTTAAGGAGAAACTTATGACACACCTATCCCTTCGTTCGCCCTTTGAAATGTTCAAAGATTTTGATAAGTTTTATGTTGGATTCGACGATCAATATAACCGACTATCAAAATTGCATGATGATTTGACCAAAAACATTCCAAATTATCCTCCATACAATATCAAGAAAACAGGTGAGAATACCTATTCTATTGAGATTGCCGTGGCAGGTTTTGGCACACAAGACATCGAAATCGAATTGGCCGATAATAAACTTATCGTAAAAGGTAATGCATCTTCTGATGAAACATCTGATAACTTCCTATTCAAAGGAATTGCTAATCGTGCTTTCACTCGTCAATTCGCACTCAATGACCAAATTGAAGTGCAAAATGCGGAAATGATTAATGGTATGTTGAAAATCTTTTTGGAGAAAATTATTCCAGAACATCGGAAACCAAAAAAGATTGAGGTCAAAGCACCAAAAGCAGGAGCACTATAATGATTAAAACAATAGAAAAAGTATTTTCTTCTGTGTTTGAAGGTCTTAAAAACATGCAAATGTACAATGATAAAAAATTCATTCAAGAATATTTGGATGATTCTATTGATGAAGCAGACCTTGAATATCGAATGAAAAACCTAAAATCTAAAAATCATTTGTAAATATGTGTTGCGTGGTGGCAACACCACGCTTGCCCATTTAACTCTTTTATGATATACTGTATTCAAGATGAAAAAAAGTAAATATGAGATGGACAAATTGGTAAAATTTAAAAACGTCTTTAGTCAAGATGTTGTATTTTCTTCTGCCGATTGGCCTATTAAAAACATAGATGGTGTTATTTTTGTTGGAGTTAAAATTTCGGAATCTGATAAACAAATTAAATGGATGCGTAAAGATTCTTTAGAACGCACTCGTTAAACTTTTCCGTCTGTAGCTCAGTGGATAGAGCAATCGGCTTCTACCCGATCGGCCGGCCGTTCGAATCGGTCCAGGCGGGCCAATTTAAAAGGAGAACTGTATGAAATATGAATGTCAAGTATGTAATCATATCCACGATGAAGAAGTTGATGGTAAATTTGAAGATTTGCCAATGTTTTATCTTTGTCCAAGTTGCGGATGTCACAAAGATGAATTTGTTCTTATTGAGTAATTGATTTAAGTATATTCCCTGATAGCTCAGAGGTAGAGCGCCGGACTGTTAATCCGTCGGTCCCTGGTTCGATCCCAGGT